TTGTCCCCAAGGGCTCGGCCCTGGTTTCGGCGAGCCGCAAATTCGCCTCCTCGATCGTCCGCAGCGCCTGGCTGCTCTGCTCGTAATAGAGACGGCCCGCATCGGTCAGGTTGAGGCTGCGCGTCGTGCGCTGCAACAAGCGGACCCCAAGCTCGCGCTCGAGCGCGGCAATGCGACGGCTGACCGTCGTCTTCGGCATGGCGAGCACGCGTGCGGCGGCGGTGAAGCTTCCGGCTTCTACAACCCGGGCAAAGACCATGATGTCGTTTAGATCGAACATTGTATCCAAAAATGGGACAAAGTTTTTCAATTATAGGCAATTATGCGTCAATTCCGCAACGCCTAACTTTGCTCAACAGAATTCAACCCCACCGAATGGAAAGAGCAAACGAGATGAGCAAAAGAGATATTCTGGTGACTGGCGCCACAGGCCAGCAGGGCGGCGCGGTTGTCCGCGCGCTGTTGTCGAAAGGACATCGCGTCAAAGCGCTGACGCGCAGGCCGGATAGCGACGCCGCACGGCAACTGGCGGCGGCCGGTGCCGAAATCGTGGCTGGCGACCTCTCCGATGCGGCTTCGATCGTGAAGGCCGCAAGCGGCATCGACACCATGTTCCTGATGGGCAACAGCTACGAGGCCGGCCACGAAGAAGAGACGCGGCAGGGCATCGTCGCCGCCGACGCGGCAAAAGCGGCCGGCGTCGGGCATCTGATCTATTCGTCTGTCGCCGATGCCGACAAGAAGACCGGCATTCCGCATTTCGACAGCAAGTATCTGGTCGAGCAGCATATCGAGCGACTCGGCATTCCCTATACGATCAGTGCTCCGGTCGCCTTTATGGAGAACTTTGTCGCGCCGTGGTCGATCGGGGCGCTTGCCCAAGGCACGCATGCCTTCGCGGTGCCCGCCAAGCGACCGCTGCAGCTGGTGGCGGTGGCCGACATCGGCGCCTTCGTCGCCGCCCTCGCCGAGCGCCGCGAAAGCGTGTTCGGGAAGCGCTTCGATTTCGCCGGCGACGAGTTGTCCGGCGAAGAGCAGGCGAAGATCCTGGCGCAGGCTATCGGCCGCCCGATCGGCTATCAGGAGATTCCGATCGCCGTGGCTCGCCAGCAGAGCGAGGACGTGGCGCTGATGTTCGAATGGTTCGATCGCGTCGGTTACGACGTCGATATCGCCGCCCTGCGTCAGCATTTTCCGGAGGTCCGCTGGCACAGCTTTGCCGACTGGGCAAAAGCATTCGACTGGAGCGTGCTCGCACAGCCTGCCGCGTGAGGGCACGAACCCCGGAAGGAAGCGGATCGGCCAATTCAAAGCACCGATCCGCTTATCCATTTGACGCAACAAATCGGCCCGCTCAACCACACCGTCCAGACGGCCAACAGCGAACGCCGACGAAATGCGACAGAAGTGCTGCCATTGGCGCTTGCAGGATCGGAAGGCGGCGGCTATAAGCCCGCGGTCTGGTCACGGAGTGTAGCGCAGTCTGGTAGCGCACCTCGTTCGGGACGAGGGGGTCGCAGGTTCAAATCCTGCCACTCCGACCAGAAAATTCAAACACTTAGGTAATTCCCGACTTCGTTACCTACCGGAAACCCTACCGGAACCCCGCCCTCACCGCCAATCGGCCTTGACGACATAGCGCGTGAACGCTCTCTCGACTTCAAAGACCGCTTCGTCCTTGACCATGGTCGAGCCGCGAGCGCCGCCATGATAGCACGACCAAAACCACTTGCCGGCTGACGGGCCATGTTTCTCTTTTTTAATGCGCCCGACCCGATCCTGTAAAAACGTGGCTTCGAAATCGTACGAGGCCGAGCCGGCGATCACGGTTCGTCCCCAATCAAGCCAAACACGCGCGCCACGGTCTACGAGGAATTGAAAAGCCTCTTCCTTCGTCGGGAAGCTGTTCAAGATCGAGCTACCGTCGACCACCTGAAAGCCCCGCTGGTATGCAAGGCGGACCTTGAAGCGCTCGCCGTTCACGTTACTGGCACGCGATCACCTTTGCCAATTGCTCCGGCGGAATGAAGAGCGCCACATTCCCCGCGCCCGCCTTGCTCATCTGATAGTCGACGGTGATTCCCTCGCACGGGGCCTGGAGCGGAGCTCCTCCCTCTTTGCGAGCCATCATGAAGTATCCGGATGTCCTTGCCGGGCCGACCAGAGGGATGGCCGCCGAGATCGGAACATTGAGATATGAGACCCTAAGTGTGTTGTCAGGCAACTTGTCGAGCATCCCTTGTAGCGTCGCGGGGATGTCCTCATTCATCCAATACCACGATACGGCTGTCGCGCCGGCCAGGCCGATCGCCGCCAAGATGGGAAGTGAAAAGGCAAGTCTCATTGATTTAACCCCAAAAAAAAACCCGGCGCGGTGGCCGGGTCGAAAATAGCAATTGGAGGTTGCCTATACACCGTGAACACTACAGGAACGAAATCTGATTTGCATAGTCGCAAAAAAACTTTCCACAAAACAAAAAAAGGGGCGGCGGCGACCTCACGAAGAGATCAAGCCGCCGCCCTCATGCAAGCGCCGGAGAGACGCTTGCTGTCCTGTTATTCCGGCCCGTCGCCGCTTATCACGTTGCCGCCGAGATCAGGCGGAGGGCTAGAGCCGCCGGAGCCCGAAGAGCCCCCGCCGGCCGCCGCATCCGCCTTCTCTTTAGCCGCGCGTTCGGTGCCGTTGGTCTTGTCGGCGTCCTTCGCCGACTTCTCACTGTCTCCCGCCTTCACTTTGGCTTGGATGGCCGTCTTGTACCCTTCGGTCTTTGAGAAGCTATGCTCCGCCGTCTCAATGACCCAGGGGATGCCGTCAACGCCTGGCCGCACGTCCGCATAGCTGAAGCCGCCACCGGCCCGGATCGACGTGTCCCCGACCACGGTAACGGCCGTGGTGATGCTGCCACGGCTGAGATTGCGCGACTTAGACCTTGCGGCCTTGTGCGCTTCCTCTTCCGACGAGAACGCCTCGCGGAGGCGATAGACGGCCGGGCTGTCCGAAACGTCGCTCTCGACCTCGATCTCTTTGCGCTCCGCGTCGTCTTTGTCCTGATAGTAGCCGACCACCTTGCCGAAGCTGCCTCGATCCGAGATCGAGACTTTGCACGTTGCCTCGACGATTCGATCGGGCGTCAGGACGAAGCCGCCAACGGTCTTGCCGGACGCGGATTTCCCGGCGCCCTTCTCCGCGAAGATCAGCTTGCCGTCCTTCACCGTGAAAAGCGCGTCGTGCCGGCCCGCCAGGCGGTCCAGAACGCTCATATCGCTTTCGTCGACCTGGCCGAACCACTCATAGGTATGAGCGCCCACCGCGTCGCTGACAGCGGGCGCGAGGCCATGATCGCCCGCGATCTCGGAAACGATATCCTTGACCGTCTTTTTGTCCCAATGGCGGTTCTTGTGTTCCTTCAGCGTCTCGCGCATGTCGGCCGCCTTGCCTTGGATTGACAGGCTGAAGGGGAAGCACGCGATCTCGACTTCGTCGACCACGAATTCGCCGAGCGACTGGACGCCGGTTTCAGCATAGCCCATGGCGACGGAGATCAAGGCCCCGCGGCGAGGGATTTCCGCGAAAGGATTGCTGTCGTCGAGCTTAAGGTCGATCGTGTCCGACCGCGTCCCTTCCTTGTCCGTGACGGTCACGGAGATCAGGCGCGAATAGAACACGTCGGAAACCGTCTTGCCGTCGACTGTGATCTCGACAATTGGCGTCATGGCTTAATCCCAAAGGCGAACGACTGCCGGCGCGGCGGCGTCGGCGGCGGAGATCGAGGGGAGCTTGACGATCGTCCCGGCCGGGAGAACCGGGCCGAGATCAGCAAGGCCAGGATTGGCGTCGAGCACGGCTTCGGTGTAGCCGCTTTCCTCGCCGTAGAAGGCGGCGCAAATCATGTCGACCATGTCGCCGTCAATGCACGTATAGGTCGCCATGTCAGAACCCCAAATTCAGGATACCGCCGAGCGAGATCGCCAGGCCGCCGCCCACCGCCTTGTTGTAGGCGGTGAGCTTGAGCTCATAGCTGTTCTGTTGCGGCGTGCCGCGCCGATCGTGGTAGCCCCGATCTTCGGTCACGCGCTCGACGACATAGTTGCCGTAAATCTGGCCGCCGAGAGAAACCAGCATGAGCGGGGTTCCGGCAATGGCGGCCTTGCGGATGCCCTCCAGCCCGGCCGCTCCGCCAAGAGCGACCGGGAAGAGCACACCCTTGATCGACACGCCGTCGGACTTCGGGCCGGTCCATTGCAGCACGTCGAAGCCGCGAGCGACGGCAACGTCCTGCCACGGCGTTTCAAGGGAGCGCTGGACATCGGTGTAACTGAAGCCGAGCGCTTCGAACGCATAAGGGCCGAGCGACATCGTGACGGGTCCGGACATTAGTTGCCTCCATCAGCCAGGTTTTGACGCATGGCGGCACTAACCTTGCCGCCAACGTTCGCGCTTGCCGCGTTGGCCGCCGCGCCGGCTTGCGCCAGGACGGAGACAAGTTGCCGGGCCTTGGCGAGCGCCGCGTCAATCGACGACGTGTCGATCACCGGGGCCGCCGTGACGCTTAGAGACGACTGCATTTCCTGGCCCGTCGACTGAGCCTTCGACGCGAGGCCGTCCATGCTGGACAGGATCGCGGCAAAGTCATTCTTCGGCGTGAATTGCGGAGCCGGATTGTTGAACGCACGAAGGTTCCGATACCGCTCCGTATCGTCGGGCAAGTTCGAAAGATCGGTGCGCTCATGCTCTTCGAAGTGCTTCGGCCCGGTGAGACGTTGAAGCCGTTGTTCGCGCGTCTCCGTCGGGTTTATGCCAAGCCACCAACCAGGCGTCCCTTTCGCCGGCATCTTGCTTTTTGCGGCCACGCCAGGGCCATATTCTGAGATCGCCGCCGCGCCAGCGGTCAGCCCCATGAGGCCGAGCGCCAGAGAGCCGCCACTCAAGCCCGCAAGCCATTTGGCCGTACGCAAGCCGGAGAGCGTGTAGGCGATCTTAACGATTCCGCCGAGCGCGGACAGGATGCCCTTGATCGGAGAGAGCGCCAGGCGCGCCGCGAGATTGAGCGCGGTCATGCCGGCCGCACCGACCAGCAGGGAGCTACCCAGGCCGCTCACATTGGCGTGTGTGATCGCGTCGAGGATCGTCGCGATCGGGCTGTTCTGAAGGCTCGCCCCGAATTGCTGCCAGCGATGGAAGATTTCCGCCATCTTGTCGCCGGACAAGCCGTCGCCTTGGATGCCGAAGATCAGGTCGCGAATGTCCTTCAGGGACGTGACGAAGCCGGATAGGGCTTCAGCGGAGCCGCCCTTGTAGCCAAGGCCATTGAAGAACCCGTTCGCCGAGGCGGAGAGCCGATCGAGGATCGACACCCGCCCTTCCGCCGTGGCGAAAAAGTTATTCAGGTAGTGCAGGCTCCCGTTGATGGCCGGGAGAAGCTTCGCGCCAAGAGCCGCCGCCGAGAGCTCGACGTTGTGGGTGAATTGCGCCCACTGGTTTTTCGTCGTGTTCTTGAAGCTTTCGAAGACCTTGTCGACGGAGCCGGCATACTTGGCCGTGTCGCCAAGCTTTTCCATCGTGTCGACGACGCGGCCGACATTGCCAGCCAGGGCGGCAACTTCGTCCTGAGTTTCCAGTCCGAACAAGTCCTTCATGAAGGTGGCGCGGTCTGGCCGCGACATCTTCTCTGTGAGCTTCAGGATTTCGATCAGGGCCTTCGTCGGGTTCTCGAAAAACTCTTTCTGGAGCCGTTTCGAGTAGCCCTTGCCGCCAAGCTGGTCGAGAACCTTGCCCGCGCCCTTCTTGCTGCCAAGCGAGGTCATCTTTGTGAGCATGGCGTTTACCGCCGTGCCAGCGCGCCCGCTTTCGAGGCCGACTTCGGTCATCGCCGAGCCGATTGCGAGAAGGTCTTTTGGCTTCAGGCCGGCCGCCATAGCGCCAGGGCCGGTGCGGAGCACGAAGTCGACTAGCTGTTCTTCGCTCGCGGCCGTGTTGTCGGCGACATAGTTGATGGCGTCCGCGTAGTCGGTCAGTTGGTCCATATTCAGCTTCAGGGAAGCTTTGATATGCGCCAGGCTGTCCGCCGCGTGCTCGCCCGTCATATCGAAGGCGATAGCGACCTTCGAACCGAGAAGCGCAAAGCGCTCCAGATCTTCATTCGCAATGCCGAACGTGCCGGCTTGCGCGACCAGGCCCGCGATCTCCGTCGCCGCAAGCGGCGTCTCGCGGGCAAGCTGCTTGATCCGCTCC